AATGGCTTCTTGCGATGAGGGAACATCTTCACAAGTATTATAAATGTAAAGCAATTCAATAAATTCTTCGTCAATTCCTTTTGCTACAATAGATGTGGTATCAAACCAACCACCATTTGTAGTAGCGCCAAGTTTACGGTAGTTTCCGCCGGCTACTACAAGTTTTGGTACACGGACTCCACCTGCACGAATATCGCTCGTGGTAACTTGTGTGATTCCGATTCCATCAAGATATAATGAATTTTGAACTAATGATTCTAATATGTGGTCTGATACCGCTACATGCAAAGCGGTATCATTGACGCTGGTAAATGTTGCAAATGCCATTGTAATTCACTCCTTTTTTAATAGCCCTTATAGCCATTTCGATAGTTTTTGGCTGTTTCGTGGGCTCTTTCTGTTTCATTTGGTTCAGTATTGCCAAACTGACCTTGTATTTTGGGAACCCCAGTAGGTTGGGTTCGCCGGAGTTCGGCGTTCTCATCTGCAAGTTTTTTGGCTTCTGTTTTTATTAACTCTAATTCATTTTGGGCTTTTTTCTGTACTTCTGCTTTTGCTAATTCAATTTCTTGTGTTTTTGTTTCTTCAAACTTTTTTAAGGCTTCGACAACAGCGTCTGCAACAAGTTTTTTAATATCTACCTGTGTTTCTGCGGGAGTTGTTGCTTTTTCTACTTGCATTAATGATTCATAATACTTCGGATTTTCTACAAGATGGTCCATTGCAATTTCTTCGGCAATTTTTTCGTCGGAAGTATGTTCCTTTTCAACGGCAATCCCTTTTTCAAGTTCTTTTTTTAATTCTTCAACAGGCACGTTGTGTTTGGCTGCAATTTCCTCTAAAACCATATCGTCAGCAAGACCACCCTGTATGTTATTTTCGTTTTCCATTTTTGATACCCTCTTTCTAAAAATCTGTTTGAAAATATTTTTCACCGGTGTTAATTCCCCTTTCTATGGGTGTTGCTGACTATCCATCGGGCTTTTTTCCAAGTTACTTGCGCTTTGCGTATTTTACAAGGAAGTCGGATAGATTTAGGCAACATCAAACTGAATATATGAAACGGCTTGCGCCTATATTCCTAATGATATATCAAATAACATCGACAATTTAAGCGTTCCCAATCTGGCAATTTTGTATCTGCTGGGAATTGTGCTTTCATGTCTTCTACTTCAAAAAAATCATCAATCATTACCATTTGCCCATCAACGCCATTATGAAACGTTGTTTTGCGCACTTTTCCATCGCGTTGTGTATTCCATGTTTTATTTGATTTGTTAAGCAAGGCCTTATTTGTAAGCAGCGAAATGGTGTTTGCGGCGGTAATATGTTCTGTTCTTTCGTAAACGGTTTTTATGCTCTTAATGTTGATTTTTGGCGCTTTTTGTGGTATAATATGTGTGTAAGATGTTATCATTTTTTTGTGAATCGTTTTAAAATCTTGTATTGGTTTTGAAAACGTTCCTCGGCCCTCTAATCCTTCTTCTATTTTACGAACAACAACTTTTGGATTATCAATGTTTTTAATATCGTTAATAAACGGGGCGTAAAACATCAAAGATTTGTTTTGCGGGTTGGTCAGTTTTTCAAGAAACATAATTGAAAGTAGTATAATTATAACTTCTTCTTCTCTGTTTTTTCTTCTTTTATATTGAAGATCTGAAAAACGGTTTATATATTCTTCTCTGATATCACTTATTTCTATCACTTGATGCGCCCTCTATTGTTGGTTTTGTTTCTTCGTTTTCTTTTATTTCATCCGTTTCTTCAGTTTCTTCCTTTTCTACTAACCCGTTTGGCAGTCTGTTTCCATTCAATCCTTTTAAAGTCCTCGCCATTGAACTTGCTTGTACATCGGCTTTCATTTCTTCCGCCCGTCTTTGTTCTTCGTAATGCCGTTCTACCATTTCTGTGATTTGATCATCATCCAAATCTGGTTCTTGACGTTTATACAAATCAAATATCGAGTAGCCAATTTCCTTTAACATCCGCATTTCATCAATAGTAACCATTTTATTTACCATATTTTGTGATGAAAATCTCATGCGAATATCGTCTGGTTGATGATAAAATTCTTTCCATAATTTAAGAAATGGTTCAAATGCCGTTTCAATAATTGAACGTTTTTCATAAATGAACGAGATTGTTTTCTGACTTTCCGCAGCAATTTGAGTAGCGGTTTTAGAACCGCCAGCCGCATCACGCAGAAATGAAAACAAATCTGAACCAGCAACACCAACGGCCGATGCGATTTTTTCACAAATATTATTTCTGTTCCGCTGATGTTCTTGTGACCGCATATCAAATTGAACCGCCAAAGGCTTCTGCTCCGATGCGTTTCTTGTGGGGTATAGCGTGTACATAAGTTGGTCAAAGCCGCTGTACGGAGAACCAGTTCCGGAATCTGTAGGATTTGTCATCTCTTCAGGAACCAAAACTTTGCCCTTTGAAATATACATATCTGTTACAAAATGTGCTTCTTCCATTTCATATTCAAGGCAATAACCTATAGCTGGTAACAATAGCGGTTCGCCCATTTTAATTTCTGGTATACGGTTATCAATGGTTGCCTTGAAAACAAATACTGCAATGTCCTTAGCAAACGTTATTGGTTGATCTATTCCAAATTTAACACCAGGAAAATCTCGTTTTAACTTATTTTGAATATTTTTTGGTAGTTGAGCCCATTGTGCTTCGGTAGTATTTGTAATATCAAATTGTAACCCCGTTGATATGTTACCACATTGAGTATGAACTGAAAAACGCATAATTGGTTGCATCATCTCGTTAAAAAAGCGTTTTTCTACAATATAATAATTATAATCGGTTTCATTTCGTCCTTGACCATTGCTAATTTTAGGGGTATATGATCCCATAAAACCAGTAAAAGCAGTACAGTGCCCAGAAAAATCAACGTCATAGAAACATTGGTCTATTCGGAATGGCCTTGTAATTAATTGTCTATCATTACTAACATAAGCCGGAAATAAACATGTACCCCCAGCAAAACCATATTTAACAATTTGCTTAATTGTGTCCTGAAATGAAAACGTGTTTGACCACTCGTTAAATTTTTTAAGCGTTGGATTGTTTCGTTTATCTTTTGATTTTTCCGAACCCCTATTTTCAAAAAACACTTTGCTTGAAATTGTTAATTTTGTCAACTCTTCAATAACGGTTCCACCAATACCGGTTGAAAATATGCCAGCATTTGATTTATGGACTTCAGGAACATATCCTTGAAACCAATATAAACATCGCCTAATCGTGTTTAAATAATAAAATTTAAAATTAGATGGAACAAGTGTATAAAATGTATCTCTTATTACTGGCGCATATGTAGATTGTGCGCTAATGGCAAATGTGTTCATTATTTCATTGTTTACAGACATTGTTGTATCGTAACCGTTATTAGCCATTAATTATTCGCCACCTTTTTTTGAAAAATCTTGCAACTGATACGGATTTGCATGATAGCACACGGGATAGCGAATGGCATCCGAAACATCATTTGGAATACTATCGTTGAATTTTGTGCTGTCTGTTTCAAGCCAACATACCGTCATATATTCTTGTATAAGAAGACTAACATGTACTTCTTCGCCTATATTTGCATAACTTGTGCCTAATTCATGCCAGTTTTCTTCCGTAAAAAACAACTTTTCTTCTCCAAATGCGTTATTAACTGTTTTTGTTGTTTCCAAATGGTCTTTTCTAGTGAATTTGAATACACTTACATTTCTACCAAATGGATATAATTCATATTCAAGATTGCTAATTAAATCTACTGAATGCCCATCAACAACAAAAATAATTTTCTTCTTTTGCAAATTATATTTAAAAATTAAATCTCTTAACCATTGTTTAACATATTCTTTAACTAAACGAGAATTGTTGATAATACCATTTTTTAGCGGGTCATGATATAACATGGCAGAAGTTCTTAAAACCAATCGAGCGTTTTTGAAATGAAATATTGGCGCAAATACCATTTTATCTTTGCTGGTTGCCCCATCCACACCGATATAAAGCATATTAATGTTTTCTGTATTATTTTCATCAAATAACGGCTCGTAGATGCTTGATGGAATCATATGTACGGTTTCAGTAAACGCGCCATAAACAAGATCGTTGCCGCCTATTGGTATTCCACCATATAAATATTTAGCATTATTTGGGTTCATTTCATATTCACGAATTATTATTTGTTTTGCTGCGTTGTTCAAAAGGTGCCATATATCTCTAAATGATGTTTCAATTATTGTTACATTTTTATCTTTTCGCATTTCTTCAACCCAAATATTAAACTTTCCCAATTTGTTTCTATCTCTATTCCCAGCATAAATAATTTTCCCAATATTGTCGTCTAATAATCGTATATAAGTTGCCATGGCGTTTTTAAGCAAGTCAGACGTGCCAGTCCCGGTCATACATTCTTGCGTTTCTTCAGAAACTATAAGTGATAAACGTCTTTCTGCAACTTTACCTTTTGATGTATTGGACCCGGATTTGCTACCAAGACCAATTCCGCTGAATCGTATTTGATTTCCAAATGGAGATGTTATTAACATTGGGGGTGTTTCTTTCCAAATAAACTTTAAATATAATTCTATCGGGAGTTCTTTTAACATCTTTTGTTTAAATTCCAAATATATACTTTCTTTCATGGCGGATGAATTTGCTCTCAATACAACAACATCAAGGTTTTTATAATTAAAAATATTTGCTTTCATCTTATCCAATATTATTTGAGTTTTTCCACCTACGCGTCCGCTTACAAGAACATATTCGCGTTTTCCTTGTTTTATTGTTTCTGCATCATCAACAAGCACTGGAACAAACTGTGGTATCGTTTTTGAGTTAATAAAAACCTCTTTCGGCATTTATAGATTTCTATGGAATTGGGCATGGGTCATTATCGTCTTTTTCGACGACTTGAACTTTGACAGTGATATTTCCAATGTCAGCCGGGTTTCCATTTTCCACTTTCTGCTGATATTTTGTTTTCCAAAGATTTGTTTGTGCGAATTGGTTCATAATAGGATTCGGTGGTATTTCTTTCTCAAATGTATCAACAAGTTTAATTTCACGGCCACCAACAGTTCTTACGCTTGTATGTGTTTCTGTTGTTATATACCCGGTTGCCGATTTATACATTGCGTTTTCAACTTCTTTATATCTCATTTTTCTTCCATATGCTATGCTATCACTAAAAAGGGGATAATCTTTACATAACTGGTTTAATTCAATTTGTGATATTTTTAAATCATGAGCTATTTCAATTTCTGACATGTTAGCCTTGGCCATTGTTTCTACCAAGTGCATTCCAGTTTCATTAACAAGCCATTCTTTCCTTTCTGGCGGTGTTAACTTTAAATATTTTGATTCTTCAATAATTTCTTTGATTTCAATCTCATATTTCGTTTCTGCTTTTGTACGAACCATTAATATTACCGCCTTTTTGCTCTGACATAATGTTTTTTTACGTTTTTATCCGAAAAATATGCAAACACACCTTTACATTTTAAATTATAACAACTTTTTTCATTCTTGTATATGCTTTTTTAGTTTTTTAACGCCTTTTATTCATTTTTGTTCTTTTTTGTTTTCTCTGACTATCCTTGACCCCTTTCTTTTTATTACATTTTTAAAAAAGTACTGGGACTTTAAGTCCCCATATAAGCGATCAAAGCGCCCTAGCACCCCTACAAGCATCATAGGCATTGTCAAGGCATTAAAAGCCAAGAGCAAAGAATTATAGGCATTAGAAAGGGACAAGA